AGGCACAAATCTTCTCATAGACATAATATATTCTCCATCACCTCTAAAGTCTGCCATTCCTGTTGATTGACCAGTAATATCTCTTCTTGCAGATATATCAAAATCTCCAGATTGAATATAAGAATTAATAGATGTGGTGCCTGATGAATTGATTTGATCGGTTCCGGTTTCATGAGCATAGTAAGTTGATGCACCATAAAGACTAGTAATACCTTGAATAGGAAAGTTAGGTGTTCCTGTTCTATTATATTGTGTAGCATAAGGTAAATCAAATACCCCTTGATCAGCGTATGTACTTCTTGCTAATGAAGAAGTGGTCCAACAATTTTCTGCAAAGTTAAATGTAACACATCGATCAATTTGTTCTGAACCTGATTTTGGATAGAACCAATTAATTTCATTATATAAAGAATTATGTTCTGCATAAATAATATCACCGGCATTATAATTAATTCCTAGATTGTCTCCACTTGTAGTAAATACAAAATCTTCTACTAAACAAGGTATGGCTTTTACTGTACCATCATATATAAAGAAACCACCTTCACCAGACATCCAGAAAACAACACCATTAGAATAACTCAATGCGTGTTGACCAATTAATCCACAATTTGTACCAACTTGTTTTACAGAAAATGTAAATGGTGGACCAACATATTGAATCACATATGCAGAGCTGTCTGTTAATACTAATGTATAATCTTTACCGGATACTGCTCCAACAATTTTATTACCTTTGTCTAATCTAAATGTACCTGCAGTATTAGTCGCGGTAGGAGCATAAGTATTATAATCTTCTTGATTAGAAAATCTTATAAACATTGGGTCTACTGTTAATGGATCACCAATGGTTGTTTCGGTTCCAAAGTGAAATAAATGTCTATCTCGATCTGATACTTGAGTCAATCTCGTTTTAGTTGGTGCACCAGACATAAGTGTTGCTCTAGTTGTTCTTGGATTGGATGCTCCAGGATTCCATGTATAAGTTGAACCATCAAAGACAGTTGCAATTAATATTTGTCCAAAGTTATCAAGACTCCAGTTGCCTGGATCCAGAATCACGTCACTTACAGTTCTAGATGTTCCCCATGTAGAATCACCCCATAGATAAGTACCCCAACCATAGCCTGCAGTTTGAAATACTGGACCTACAACTACATATGGATCAATTTGTGCTGAACCCTGTGCAGACATACCAGTACCACCTTCATTAGTTGGCATGATAATATCAAAAGTATTTGCCTGTATATTTGATATTTCAAATGTATTATTTTCAAATTGTGCAGTTGTAAAATCAGTGGCTCCGGCTCCAGGTAAAGAGACAGAAGAAAATTTTACATATCGTCCTGCAGTCAAACCATGAGAAGTTTTGTTAACAGTAACTGTTGCAGAACCTGTTGTTGAATCAAATGTAGCTCCAGTAATCCCTGTTGCTAAAGGTGTGATGTCATAAAAATCTTCACCATAATATAAAAATAAACCTTGTGATGTACCTATTGCTGCATACTTTTCACCGGCTAAAGAAGTCCAAGTATGCTGTGCACGTGCAACCCCTGGAAGTGTTTTAAATTCAGTAGTTAATTGATTCCAACCACCTATTTTTTCAGGGAGTCCATATCTAAATCTAACAAAATCGCCATCAATCCACTGAGACTCAGCTCCGGAATCTGTGACCATTTTATTAAAACCAGGTTTGAAATTGAGTTTTTGTAGCATAGCATCTTATTATATAATATTTTTGTAAAAATGCACTTTTTATTTAGGTAAACCTAACATTGGTCTTTTGTCAAATTTGTTCTCTAATTTGGTGCTATAATGTAAAAACACCTGAGTACATTCTTCTCCTTCAAAAGGTTCTCGCCAATGCTCTAATTCACAACCAGAGTATATCAACATATCTCCTGGTTTCAAATCTATTTTAATTCCTTTTAATCCTTCTTTACCAGAGGGTTCTAAATATATAGGCCAATTATCACCACCTAAATTAAGTGTTGTAGATATTTCACATGAAGGTCTATCCTTATGTCTATCTAATACATCACCTTTTTTATATATTCTACAATAACTATAAGTTGGAAATAATTTTAATTTTGTTTTTTTCTCCATAATTGGATGTACTTCAACTAATAAAGTATCCATTAAAATATCCGAATAATGAGAATAAGTTCCAGGAACTTGAGCATCTTTAAAAGTACCAAAGTGAGGTAAGGTAGGTAGTCTTTCAAAAACAGCTCTTTTTAATAATAAATAATGATAACTATAATTAGCTATCATTCTTGGAATGCAATTTTTAACTACTAGATATTTATTTTTTTTAAAGCTCATTATCTATAAGGAGGTCCTAAAAACCAAAAAACTAAACTATATCGAGTTCCTTTAGTAACAGGTTTAACTCTATGCCATATGTAAGAAGGAAAAACAATTACACTTCCAGCTCTTTCTAATTCTTTAGCTACTATTATATTTTTTCCTTTTTCATTATTTCTAAGATCAAATTCAAATTCTCCGCCTTCAAATTCTTTTGGATCATTTAATAAAACACTACAACTTAACTTTCTTATTTTTCCTCTATGGGGAACAGGAGACGAATCATCATATGGTTTTGGACCCATATCACAATGCCAACCATAATGTTGATTTTTACCATATATAGTGAACTGTGTTGTTTCACACCAATCAAAATCATAATTCCATCCAGCTGCTTCGTTTGCTTTACGAACTAAAGTAAATATATCCTTATATATCAACTGATCATCAAAAAAGACTACATCTGAATCTCTTAGTTTAAATAAATCTTTTAATTTATTTTTACTAAGTTTTTTATCATCATATTTAAAAGTGATTCCTTTTTGTCTTGCACCTTTTAATGATAAACAATTTTTAATAATTTTTTTACAAAAAGATTTATTAAATCCTTTATTAAAATAATAATAGGAAGTTGATAATTCCATTTAAATCTCCCTAGATTCCATCCTTTGTAAAGGAAAAAATGAACTAGACATAATTTTATGTAATTTAAATATTAAAATTAATTCTTCTTTTTTATCTGAATCTATATTAATTTTATGAAAATCATCTCCATCAAATAAAACTAATCTATTGTAATTATTATTAATAATAATAGATTCAGTGAATTTATTTTTTTCCTTTTTATAAAAAGTAATATTAGATTTTATCTTAGGTTTTTTTGTTAAGAAAATAACAGCTACCAAAGGATATTCTATTTTAGAATAGTTAGTGATTTCTTGTTTATTTGATCTTATTTTTTTAAAATAAGAATGAACATTTTCCCAATTTAAACTACATGATTTTAAATCAAAATTTAAACATAACATTTTTGTTATGGTTTCATTAAAAAACTTTTCATCTTTTTTATGTAAAAATTCGCTTTCATCATTAAATTTTAATGAACTAGCTTTTTTTACAACTTTATCTGGATATCTAAAAAAATTATCAATTATTTGTAATGGAAAAAATTTCTCTTTCATAGCTGTTAATTATTAACAGATATGTATTAAAATGCAAGTTTGAGTAAATTATTCTTGGAATTGATATTTGATAATAACTACACCAGAACCACCAGAAGAAGGTCTAGGTCCACCAGTATCGCAAGCTCCACCTGCTCCTCCACCTAATCCATTAGTTCCATTTCCAGGAGTTCCACCAAAACCAGATGCGCCGCTACCGCCTCCGCCAGAACCACCGCCTCCGGCGCTGCCTCCTTGTGATGCTCCTCCACCACCGCCAGCGTATGTTGTACCATTAACTGGCCAACTTTTACCTGGACCACCGCCGCCGCCAGAATTACCTGGAGAACCACCGCCGCCGCCTCCAGCGCCACCGCCTCCAGCAGAACTAGTTCCAGAAACACCACTTCCACCACCGTTACTACCATATCCTGTTAAACCTGCGCTCGGTCCTTGAGTTCCTGTACCACCACTACTAGGTCCTCTAGCTGATCCGCCTCCTGATCCTCCAGGTCTTCCATTACCTTTTGGTTGTCCTCCAGAACCACCACCACCTCCAGTAGCAGTTGCTCCGTTAAATGTAGTAGGTCCACCATTTCCACCATCTCCACCTCCAGGTGTATTTCCACCTGTTCCAATTACAACTGGATAGGTTCCTTTAGTTAAATTTGTAAATGTACCTTCAAGGTAGCCTGCACCACCTCCGCCGCCGCCGTCACCGCCGCCGTCACCGCCACCGCCACCGCCAGCAATCATTAATACTTGAACTGGGTAAGCAGGTGCGTCTTTATATGCATTTTCAACAACAAAATCAGATGAAGAAGTAAATGTGTGTGTTCTAAAATTTCCCGCTTCTACAACAGATCCACCTGTTGCATACATAAATTTAGGTCCACTGGAACTTGAGAATCCGTATCCTTTTCCAGAACCTGCACCGAATGTTGATATTAAAGGCATATTAATTTACTCTCCATGTTTGATTTTCTTCATCCCATTTATAATAGTTTGTTTCAGAATGATCTGCTGGTCTAGGAATAGGTGCTTCCCATTGTAAAGTTTCTTCATTTAAAGTCCATGAATCAAATCTTTTATATGGATAAAATTGTTGTTTAGTAGGATGCCATAAATCACCTGGACCAGGTTGAATACCTCTAGTATTATTATCATCAGCTTTCATACCTGAATATAACCAATTACCATTACTTTTAGTAATGTAGTTTGCCCACTCAGTTGTTTTAGCATCAGTAATATTACCATCAGAATCAGTAATATCTGATTGGTCTACCGCTATAGTTTGAAGTACCACGTTATTTTCATCTATTTGTGCAGCAACATATAACATAGTGTTTTTATTCCTCTTTAATTCTTCCCAGTCTATGTTGAGATAATACTCCCATAAACTCATTCATACTATTACGCAAACTGTACTTGTGCCGCATATACAGCAAAAGTAGCTGATCCAGTTTTTACAACAGTATAAGTATAGATATCAGAAGAGTTTATATTTCCTCCAGTTGGAGCTGAACCACCTTGCCATTTTGGAGTAACAGAACTACTATCAATTGTAACTGCTGAATTGTAATATGCAGTTCCACCTTGTGGAACAATTGTTACAATTGTTAAAGACTCACCTGTATCCATTATACTATCTAAACTGTTTGATCCATCACCTCTGATATTTAATGTCCAGTTTCCTGAAGCATCAGAAGTTGCTCTAAATACTGCTTGAGTAATTACATCAAAATCTATTGTGCCAGTAAATGCTGTTGCACTACTTGTAACTTTTTCTGCAGTTTGTTGGATTGAAGCAGCACCTAATACAACTCTTCCAATTCCTTTTGGAGAGATGTTCATGTCAATATTACTATCAGAACCAACTGCATCAATTGCAGGACCTGAACCAGTTGCTTGGTTAGTTACATCAATATAGTTTACAGCTGAAGCTGTTTTTTGAAATCTTATATATGGATTATTTGAATCATCTTCAATTGCACCAGCATCATCGATAACAACATCATTACCATTTGTATCTAATACACCTGATAATGTTGGAGTGTAGTCAGATGAAAGTTTTGTGAAAGCTGTGTCAACAACATTTGTACCATCAGAGTAAACCATTTTGATACCTTTATCAGTAGCACCCCAAGTTACACCTGTACCTGAAGTAGTTTTAACAGTTACAGTAAATGCACCTGAAGTTCCATTTTCAATGATGTAAGTTTTTTCAACTGAATCAGGGATAACCACGTTTACGTTTGTTGTGATTGTTCCAGTTAATTTGATAACAGCATCTTTACCATTTGATAAAGCACCGTTTGAATAAGTTAATGTAGCACCAGTAGTTGCGTTTAATGCAACAGAAGAGTAACCACCGATTGCTTGTTCAAGAATTAATAAGTTTGTATTTGTGATTTGTCCCCAAGTTCCTGAATTTTCTCCAGTTGCCTGAACTGTTAATTTCAAACTTGCTGATGTAGAATTTGCCATAATTTTTTTTCTCCAATTATTTTAATATTACTAAATTTATGCAGCAGTGTCAACTTCTTGCCACCCTGGAGGATCCACTGGTGCATTACCAGTATTTACTTGGTTCCAGATTAATGTTTTAAGGCTTCCTTCAGCCATTGTCAAGGCATTTCCTGACAGTAATACATTAGCATTTCCAGTGACTGTTTCATCACCTTCTTGCATAGACATTAATTGACCTGTTACATCAGCTATTGTATTAGCGTCTAATTCAGCTGTTCCATCAGCCATTGTCATGGCCATTGATGGAGGTAAAGCATTTGAGATGGTTGTAGAACCATTGGTTCCATCAAAATGAAGTAAGTTTACTGTATTTGCATCAATACTAAATTCTGATGTTGGAACAGTTATTGTAGCATCTGTAACTGGGTTATATCTTGCAATATCAGATTGTCTGTATTCATCAATATAAGCTGAAACCGCATTGGCTCCATTTAAGTCTGCTCCTATAAATGTTCTATTTGAATTATTGTTATTTACTAAACCACCACCTATAGCATTTCTTCTTGTTCCTCTTGACCATAATGCTCCATTGTTTGAAGCATCTCTAGCAAAAGCTAAATGCATCCATGTATTGTTTGAAAATAAACCTGATGAAGATGATAACTGTGCACCATCTTCGTAAAGAATTAAATTTCCATTGTCGATTCCTATTGAATAACCATCACCGCTTGCATTTCTTCCATCCCAAAGAATACCCGTTTGTGTTGTAGCATCTGAAGCATACCACCAAAATTCTATAGTAAATGCTCCACCATCTAGACCGCCAACAGTTCCTGATGCATTTACGTAATCACCTGTACCATCTACTAATAATGAAGCGGTTCCAAATTGTTTTTCAGCTGTAGATAATTGAGCATCTCCATTTACAGAGAATCCATTACCACCTTCTGAAGGATTTAATACATCTACATTGGCATCTCCAGTGACTGTTTCTTCACCTTGAACCATGGCCATTGCTTGACCGGTTAATGCAACATCTGGAGCAGGATCCACGTCACCTTCTTGCATAGACATAGCAAGTGTAGTTACTTGCTGATTACCGTATACACCAAAGCCCCATGCATAATTACCATTCCAAGTAGCAGCAGAAGTTGCTGATACTTCAGCTATAGTATTTGCATCTAATTCAGCTGTGCCATCATTAGCTGTTAATTCTTGTCCTGTTGGATCTACAATCGCTTCTTGATATTGAAGCGTTGCTGTCATTGGTTGACCAGTTACATCTACATCTACAGTTGCTGATCCTAAAGCATCACCAACAACAGTAGTCATTTCTTCACCAGTTAAATCAAGTGAAGAAGTACCAGTAGCTGATAATGTTCCTAAATTTGCTGAAAAATTTATTCCTGTTACATCAACTAATATACCTGATGTACCCCAAGTTTCATAACCCCAGGTATCAGAACCCCAACCTATATTTATTTCTGTATCAACAGTTACTGAATTTAAATTTGAAGATAAAGAATTACCTGATACTTGTAATGTTCCTTCAATTCCCCAACCATTAGTTCCCCAAGTAACTCTACCCCAACCAGAATTAATTTCACCGGCTGTAGTTTCGTCACCTAAGTTTGCAGATATAGCAATTCCACTAACGGTATAACTTACGTTAGGTAAGTCATTCCATTGATTAAAACCCCAAGTTTGAGCGCCCCAGGTATTAGACATAGGAAGTTACCTCCTATGTACTACCCAGAGATTCTTAAAATCGCTGCAGTTGATGTTGGTGCTGGGAACTGAATTGTAAACGTACCAGAAGTAGCAGTTTTATCTGCTCCAAAATCTAATACGCAAACAGCTGCATTAGTTGCAGTAGCAGATGTATTGTAAATCAATGCACCTCTTGCCGTTAAAGTTACACCAGTAAAAGATAAGTTGTTAAAATCAACTCTCGCTACACCAGCAGTGATCGATGTTCCTGCATTAACTAATGCACCACCACCTGCTGAGTATTGTCCAGAAGCGGATACTTCATTTGAAGTAGTGTATGAAGTTGTAGCAGAAGTTAAAGTCGCACCTGCGGTATAAAGAGCTAATTTAAACACGTCTCCACCAGATTGTTTGAAATTGTGTTCACCTTCCAAAAGTTCTTTTTTGAAGGTGTTCGCAATTGCCTGTGTTATAGCCATAGTTTATCTCCTTATATTTATTTTCCTCCGACACGAGGAACACCACTTTGATATTCATCACGTCTTCGTCTTCCCATTTGTTCTATAGAGAATCCTTCAACAACTTGTTTATACTTTCCTTCGTATAATTGCAACAAATCATTTGGTCCCTTTAGAAAACTAAATGCTTCTACTAAGCATGCATACAAAAGCCCGTTGGGAAAATACTTACTTATGTATGTTTCAGTATTTGTACTCGATAAACCAGGATCTTTCAAGATATAATTTAATTGAATTGTATATGCTGAACTTGGAGTAGGTGCTAAAACAATTGTATTTTGGTCCCACATACCATAGTATTTTGGCTCTCCAGTAGCTCCTGTTGAGTTATACTCAGACATAAAACTGGTATCTCTATATTCTAAAAAGTTTCTAGTAGAACCTGATCCTCCATCAACTATTTGAGCTGATCTAACTACTAATAAATTATCAGGTGTATCTATAAATCTTTGTGAAGCAACCAAACTAGCTGTTGCATATCTTTTATTATTATCAGAGTCTACATCTCTTAATATTCTAAATTCAGCATCAGATATAAAACCATCAACAATAGTAGATGTTAAAACATTACTATCTGTCTCAGTATAATCTCTTATTTTTTGTACTAATTCTGCATATGTCATGATATTACTACCGTTACATTTCCTAAATTTGTTAAAGCTTGTCTTTTATTATTAATAGCAGATCCATTATCAGGTACCATACCACGGTTTGATTCAAATGCAAAGGGTGCTGGTAAAGTTAAATCTACATTCATAAATCCACCATCTCCTGATGCCTGAGTAAAAATTTGTGGTCTAGCATTTAATAAACCTTGTCCATCTGCAGTAGTTGGTCTTGGTTCTAATTGTGGATGCTTAGGTTCAAATTCAGAAATATGAACTCTTGATCCATTCCATTCAATAACCATTTCTTGATATGGAAAAGCTTGTCCACTTCTATCAGAAATAAATTGTGCATATTTTCCTTTTGATAAATTAGACATTTGGATAATAAGTTTTTGGGGTTATGAAAGAACTTGAAGGTGAACCATCTTCTTCTAATGCTCTTTTTAATTCATCTTCATATAATAATTTCATTTCTTGAGTTCTTTGTGGTGCAAACTTTTGAGATAAATAATAAGAAAGTCCTGATACCATACAAGGTACAAATCGATAAGGTACATCTGCTTCATTCGTATAGGCTCCGGCATCCTGGATTCTTTTTACATAATAATAATTTAACAGGTTTCCGGCTTCAGTGCTTCCTGGAGTTAGATATAAAGTGATTGTAACTTTATCAATAAATCTTTGTACAAAATATTGTGTAGGTACACCGGTTTGAGTTTTATTTGAAAGACCTTGATATGCTGATCTATTTATTTTTGTTAATGGAAAATCAACTCCAGATGAATTTCTATATACTGCTTCTAATACATCATCAACACCATAGATTGCTGTTGCATCTGAAGTACCATCATCTGTTGATCGATACATTATATATTCTGATTGACCAGAAACTAATGTAATAGAATTATTGCCAACTTCCCAATAATGCAAACCTCTGTTAGCCCATTCTTGAAACATTATGTTTAAAGAACGTCTTGCTGTTTTTATATCATTACCAGAATAATCAAATCTACCTAAACGTTCATAGGCTTCAGTAATTATATCATCAATATAAAAACTTGTTTCAAAAGTTGTTGTTCCAGAAGTTGCCATTTAGAACTCCTACTTATCAATCAATACAGTTGCTTTAGCACTTGTTATTGCACTGCAAGTCATTCCACCTTTAAACAAAATTCCATCTTCAGGCATGTTAAATGAAAAAACATCTCCTGGAGGGACTTCTGCTGTGAATTGAGTTCCAGATTCATCTTGTAAAGTTACAGAACCTGTAGTCGTTGTAGTAGTTACATTAGAAAGAATAATTCCTCTCAATCTTGTTCTACCTGCAAAAACTTGAGCTGCTGCTGTAATCTGTACTGCTTTTACATCACCTTTAGCTGCCATAATTTTTCTCCTATTAAAATTGTGTGGGGCCGAAGCCCCACATTAATTATTTATTATGCTACAACTGCACCACTGTTAGAAACAATGACCCAACCAATTGTGCTAGCCCAAACTAAACATACTGTGTCATTAACATCAGCAAAAGCCATGTTAGTTCCATTAGCAAAAGTAGCTGGAGTAACTGTTGCAGTTCCACCGCCGTCAACAACCATAGTAATGATTTTCATTTGACCAACAGTTGTACCATTAG